AAATACCCACTATACTTCTTGATTTCTGGTGATGAGAAACCCCTAAAGAATGACAGTCCAGCAAGATCATCAAAGTAGTCCACATCAGGCATTGTTACCTTGCCAGAAGATTTGCCTACGATGTTACCACTTCTGTACATTTTGTATGACGATCCCTTTTCGTCAATCGTAGTCTCGTTATAGATGACCCTGAGAATCTGATTTGTTGAATCCCACCCAACAACGAGTGCGTTTGCAATCTCTTGTCTATAGTTGTATTCAACTTCCTGCGTGACGATTTCACCGATTTCAAAGTCATCAGGACCAGTAATGTGCTTAACCTTAACAGCGTGAACTGCGCTGAGAGTATCAGCGTTCGCATATTTGTCATCTGAATACTCTACCTCTTTAAGAATGCCAATTTGTCTGAATGAAGTGTCTGTAAAAAAGTCTGTCAGGTTGTCCTTGAGACTGGAGAACACACAAACAGTCCTCGCAGAGAGTTGTCTTGAAAGTTGCTCCACAGACTTAGTATCATTAATATGATCCTCCTCAAGGGGGTCCCTGTCATAACCCCAACCGCCAGGAGGGTTGATAATAACAGTTGATCTAAATCTGCCATCACCCAGCGCATTCAACCCGTTTCTTTGAGCATCCAACTGTGCCAGACCCTTATAAACTCTGCCAGGAGTCCAGTCCAGAGAAGCAAAAGTGTATCCACTACCAGGTCTTACGACCTCTACTTCTGATACAACACCAAACCTAATCTTTACTTTGGCAACAGCTCCAGTGCCATCACCAACAATGTTACAATAATAGTCAGGAACGTCAGCCAGAGGACCATCTGGATTGTTCGTATATCTGGTTCCTCCATCATCTACCAATACAGTGTTTACAGAACCAGGAACAGTTTGAGTGACGTCATCAGCAACAATAGGAATTAGATTATTGGTTGCATAGTTTTGTTGGGTAAAAGTATCAACCTTGTACAACTTTAACCACTGGTAGTCATCAGATGTTACAAAAGGTGTATCAGAGACATTCTGTGGTTCTACCAGAGATGGTCTATCATTGTTATTGTTCAAGCACACATAAACGTAGTTATTGCTGGACAGCACATAGTACACAGCATCAAACAGATTAGACGCACCAGAGTGAGTAGGATTCTCTGATGAATAATCGTGTCTGTACATATCATAAACTGCACCAGACGTCCAAGACACTCTGGGGATCATCATGTGAACATCCAAATCATTGACACGCTTTAAAGACAGCATGTCATTATGGACCTGATAATATTCCTTGAAGTTATTGACAGGGTTGGGAGGTTCTGAGTCATTCTCCCAGCTCTGTGGTTTACCAATAAACAAATATGCGCTGGCGTCTCCGTCAGCTTCATTGTAAGACTCAATCAGGTTTTGGGCGTTTCTAGTTCTAGAATCATTAGAATTGATTGTAGCCATTCTATTCCTACTTTTTGGTATTTATTGTCCTACCAGGAACTCAATTTCCTGGGCTTTGATAGTCTCTTTTCTGATGTCATTGACTCTCAGATCAGAGAACATAATGAATCCTGCAGGGTGTACAATTCTCTTGACAGTGGAGTCATAGATATGTCTTTCAATGGGAGACCCAATGACATAAGAGAACCACTGATATCTGTAAGAGTCTTGAATCACAGGATACATCTCACTGACCTTAGATGTGTCATCAAGGAAGTCACCAGCTGGAGAGGACACACCGTCAACAACAATTCTTGCGTCAGACTGACCTTCAAGAGCAACTAATCCAGTAGCACCATTCTCAGAGTAGAGCATTTCACCATCCTTGAGGTTACCCTCAACTTCGGAGAGTGTAAGGATCTGAGTTGCATCGTCATATGAGTAAACCTTGGCGGTAACCAATGTGTAGTCCTCTAGACCTTGATAAACACTTGCTCCGTGCTTCCAGTCACCCTTGGGTGATCTAAGGACCACTCTTGTATGAATCATCAGTTCAGGTTTCAGTGATCTGTCAGGGGAGATTGCTCTACCTGGCTTGATAACATCAATCGCCTTCAGTCTACCAATATCATCAGTCAGAGAAATGTACTTACCTTTGGTTTCAACCAAAATAAGCTCAGGCTCAACATACATCGTTCCAGGATTAGTAACTGTGATATCAGTAACCATTCCGTCCTCCACTGTGACAGTGGCTTCAGCACCATAACCATTACCGGTTAGATCAGCAAACACTGCCTTGGGCTTGTCATATCTGACTCCACCAAAGACAACTTCTACATCCTTAATCTGAGTACCATCCATTTCAATCTTGGTCTCAGCCCTATCAATGTACTTCTTGTACAGACCAACAATAGGTGGCATCACTTCATACTGATAACCAGTAGAGGTGACTTCCATGTACTTCGCTTCATTCTGTGGATACTCAGAGTTGGTGCTGTAAGTAATTCCAGTTTCCTCTCCAAGTGTTGTTGGAGTGAAGATGGCGAATTGGTTCTCATTGAGATACTTTGGCCAGATGATCTTAGCTGTGTCTTGTCTGTAGTGGATACCACCATACTCAACATTGACTTGTCTAATCTCACCACTGTTGGGTCCACCAAGAGGATTGACAATACAATAAGCATAACCACCTACACCACCATTACCATAGAACCAAATGTAGAAGTTATCTGTATATCCACCACCTGGATTAGTAATGACAACATCAACCACTTGTCCATCCTCTACCACACCATACCCTTCAGCAGGTGTGACGAAACCAGCTTCAATAACCTTATGTTTGTTGTTAAGGTACTCTTGTGTTGCGCCTTCAATGATTATCTCATCACCAACTCTCTGCATATGTGGTTCTGCAGTGGTGATTGTGAAATAGGATCTAGTTCTGTTGTAGGTTGGGGTACCGTCCAGCAACTCTCTAATGTATGGATCACCTCTCCTAACAACTGCAGCTGCTGGAGTGCCACCCTCAGCAATACTGACTATCTTTGCATCTTCTCTGGCACTGGTACCAGGAGCGCCGCTAAAGAATCTAATGATGTCCTCTGGATAGAAGTGCTTAAGATGCTCAAACCAAATATAGTTGATACCAAGATACTTGAGGAGCATATCATCATCAAGATCACCAGGTGGTATAATTGGACCTGGTCTCAAAGGTGGTTTGACTCCATCATCATCAGGATTTGGATCAGATGTGTCAAGGGCATACTGGTTAGGCATCATACCAATGGGATTGGTAATGATCCACTGAGCCTGTGATCTAGATTTGTATCTGATGTACATCTTACCAGTTACAGGTGAGAACCACAAACATCCAGTCTCTAGGGGTGATCCATCTGGTTTAAGTCTTGGCTCACTCAATTTGACAATGACATTGAGTTTTGTCTCATACTGATGCTTCCATGGATGGATTCTTTCTGGGGTGTACCAGTTGGGTGAGTCAGATGGACCTGCCTCTGGTTCAATGGGTACAGTACCATTAGGATCTGTGCAAACCCACTGCTCACCAAACCACATGTACATAATACCTGTCTGTGGTGACCACCAGAAGTCACCATACAATAGTGGTGACCCATCCTTTCTTTCACTGGGTGCCCAGTTAGAAATGGTGACCTTGTTCTCCTCTTGCTCGTGTTGCGTTCCTGGATCTGAGTCTGGATCATTGAATCCGTGACCCACTTCCAAAGCACCCTCTGTTGGAATCGTACCTGTTGGTTGTGTTACAACCCACTGTGCTGTGTCGTCCTCATCTCTATACCACACATACAGTCTTCCTGTTCTGTTAGAGTACCAAAGGTCACCAGCTTGCAGATCCTCCTCCTCAGTGTCGGGTTCAACAACACCAAAGTAAGTTGTTGATCCCAAGTGTGAGATATCTCCATAAACAGAGTCATCCAGAGCATCATCTGCCATCAACCTGACTGACTTAAGGTCTTCCTCTGTAATAATTTCAAGTGCTTCCTCACCAGTTAAATCATAATGTCTTAGGATGATGTTTCCGTCATTATCTACCAGATGGGGAATGAGAATTAGTTGGTTTCTTTCGTCTCTAAAGGTGTCGCCATATTGAATCAAATTCTTTGATGTGATAATAACAGTGAGATCACTAGACTCAATGTCATAGTCCCAAACCACACCTTTGGCATAGGATGAAGAAATAATCTGTGTGCCTCTGATGAAAACGTGAGATCTGTCACCATCATAAGGTGTGCCATCTGGGTTTAAGAATTCGCAAGCATTTAAGTGTATAATCTGAACGTGGGAGATTACAACTGTTTTGATATCGCTACCTACCGCCTCTGTAATTTCCTCTCCCTTAATGAAGGAAACTCTTGCCTCTGCCCCAGCTCCACCAGTGTCGTAATTGTCATACAGAGTAATATCACCTACCTTCGTAGTTGCAGGTAACCCACTCTCAACCAAAACTTCAGACACTCCGCCATCAAGAATGTCAACAACGTCAAGTTCCAACTCATTCTTTGTTGGGGTTAGATATCTATTTCTGTATCTTTCAACCACATCATAATCAAATGTCAGTCTAGTCTCATCAAACGAACTTGCGTAGTCATACTGAACTGTGTTAAGAGGTACGAGTGCTTCGTTGATTTCAATGTTAAGATTTTGAGAGATTGGTCTATTACAGAACTTGGGACCAACAATGTAAGGATAATCAGGTTCACCCTTCAATGTGGTTACAAAGTAACACCTGACACCATCTGGATACAACTCCTTAGGGAATTCTGGTGTGTTGGTAACTATTGAGTTACACTCATCCAAAAGACCTGGATACTGTCCGTCAATCTTATCTGGGAGTCTTGCATAAGCGAGATACTCCTTTCCCTTAGGGTCAGTCTTGATCCTCTCTGGGACCTCAGTGTCAATGTACTTTCGTTGGATAAGTTTCCAAATGGCGCCATCTGGGTCATAGGTGTAATCCTCAATAAACGTTCCCATTGGATACACATTCTCATTTGGCGGAAGTGTTCCAATGGTGTCATAATTGCCACCAGAGGCAATCAGTGAAGATCTATCCTTTGCTAAGATGTATGAGCTGAAATATTGTATGATTCCTTCGCTGTCATCAGTTTTGTTAGCGTATCCATAAGAACCATAGATTGGGTTTCCATCATAGGCCCAACCAAGTAGTGGTGAGTGTTTATCTGGGGTTTCTTCCAAATAATCAGCTAAAGGTTGTGGTTTGACGACATAACCATAATTTGTGCGAACATCATCTTTATCCTCAAAGACGAATCCCATATTCTCGTCATAGAACCAATTTCGGGTATTTGTAATTTCATAATGTCTATCAAAGTGATAGAACTGAATATCTGCCTCTACTTCTGCTCCATAACCCTTTGGTTGGATAACACACTTTGTTGTAGTGGGATCGTAGTCAATACCAGGGTGCACAATGGTAACAGAGGTAATTTCACCATCTGCAATCTCACAGGCAAATACAGCACCCTTTCCACGCCCAGATGCATCAACTGCTGTAATAACT